GTGATGAAAAGAAAAAAACACAAAGCCGTGAGCAATTTAAAAAAGAAGCTAAAGCTTATAACAAGAAAAAATATGGTACAACTGAACCATCAAAAGATTCTAGAGAGGCTGGTTTAAAAAGAAAAGATCTTGCTGAAAATCAAAAAACAAAAAAGAAAACTACAAGTTTTGATGGAAGTGGATCTAATAAAAAGAAAGGTGAAGATAAAAAAGAAGGAAAAAAGAGAGTTGTAGCTAAAGACGCAGACGCTTCTACAAGAAAAGGTAGAAAAGCTATGAAAGACGCTGACAAAAAATCTGGAGATAGCAGAAAAGAAGTTAAAAGTAGAAAACTTCAAAGAAAAGCTGGAGCTGCTGAAGGCGATAAAAAAGCTAGATTAGAAGCAAGAGTTAAAAGAAGAAAAGAAAGATTAGCTAAAAAGAAAAAGTAAACCAAATAATACCATTATATATATACCAAAAAAATAAAACAATTAACAAAAAACAATTATTATGAGTTATTTAAAAATCCCGCTTTTTCCAGCGGTTAATGGACAAACAAGTGTAATTATCCAGAAAAAGGATATTATTAGTGTATTAGCTGTAAATGCTACTAGTACTATTATCAACATTAATTCAGGAGGTATTGCTGCTGAAGATGTACTTACATTAACACACACAGCTGCTGCTGCTACTTACAATGTAGCTGACATCATACAAGACACTTGGGTTGCAAGCCCAGGAAATGGTGTTGCAGTTATTGGAGGTATTCCAGCCACAGTTAGCGCAACAGGACAAGCTTTAACATTTGTTCAGTTCTCAGCTGCATTGTTTAGCTAGAAATTTATTAATACAGTTTACAGGGCTAAACGCCCTGTAGCTGTTTTAATTATGAGTTTTAAACTAACATCACCGTTTCAAAAACATGCTACTCCAATAGTTAATATGCCTTTGGAAGAAAATGTAATGGGTAGAGCTGACAAAAGAGGAAACATATTAATAAATAAAGATCTAAAAGATCCTAAACAAATTGAGGACACTATTAATCACGAAAATGTTCACATAAAGCAAATGGCTTCTGGTGAACTAGATTATGACGAACAAGCCGTATATTTTAAAGGTAAAAAATTCTTAAGAAAAGAATTTGATGAATCAAACAAAAATTTACCGTGGGAGGTAGAGGCTTATAAAGCAGGATAATTATGAAAAACATATTTACAAATAAAAAAATATACCAAATGCTAGGATCAGAAGGTCCAGCTAAAACAGATCCTAATAAAAAATATGGTAAAGACGCAAGCATGCAAGAAGCGTTACAAAACCCTAAAGTATATAAAAAAGGCAAAAGAAAAGGTTTAAGAAAAGCTAAAAGACTAGCTAAAAAATAAAAACAATGTCACAACCAAAAAAAAAATTTAAAGATACTAAGGTAGGAAAATTTCTACTGGGTAAATCAGGTATTATAAATGTGATAGGAGATATACTGCCTGATCAAGGCGCGCTAGGTATGGTTAAAAACCTTATAGAAAAAGATACAGACTTGCCACCACAAGACAAAGAAACAGCTCTTAAATTATTAGAGCAAGACACTATAGAATTACAAGAGGTATCAAAACGCTGGGAAAGCGATATGAAATCCGATTCATGGCTCTCAAAAAATACTCGGCCAATGACATTGATATTCTTAACAATATCTCTTGTTATTTTTATACTATTAGACGGGTTTGATATATCATTTGGTATTGATACCGGTTGGATAGACCTTTTAAAATCACTTCTTATAACCGTTTATGTTGCCTATTTCGGTTCACGAGGTGCAGAGAAATTTAAATCAATAGGCAAATAATCAAATTAAATTAAAAATGGAAATTAAAAAAGACCAATTAGAAAAAATCCAAGGCTTTCAAAAAGACTTAAACAAGTTGTTAAACGAAGTAGGATTTTTAGAAGCCCAGAAAACCTCAGTATTAGGTAAGTTTCACGAAGTAAACAAAGAGACTGAAGACTTTAAGAAAGAATTAGAAGAAGAGTATGGATCTATCAACATTAATTTAGAAGATGGAACATATACTCCAATTGAAAAGGAAGAGGATAAAAAGGAATAATGTCATCTGTAATTAGAAAGATAAGTATTGGTTCTGACTATAAAACTGATGCTATGCACTATTCGTTAGGGCAGTCAGTATATGGTGGGCATACAATATCACATATACTTTCTGATAAAACAGATAATTCCTATAATATCTACATCAAAAAACGAGACGAAGTATTGCCGTGGAAGAAGTTTAATTCTAACATGGCAATATCAGTTGAGTATGATTTAGAATATTAGTGAAAAGTTTATTTGACTTTATCGTTGAGCCTGTTGGCCAGCGATATAATAATGATGTTAAAGTAGGTGACAAAAGCCTTATAATTAACACACAAGTAGAAACTTTTAAGTCCGTAAATAATATAGCTAAAGTTATAGAAACACCTTTGTCATTTAAAACTGATATTAAAAAAGGTGATTTAATAATGATTCACCACAATGTTTTTAGAAGATGGTATAATGTAAGAGGTGAAGAAAAGAATAGTAAGTCTTATTTTAAAGATGGTTTATATTTTGTTCAATTAGATCAAGTGTATTTATATAAAAGAAAAGACAAATGGCAAACTATTAATGATAGATGCTTTATAAGTCCAATCAAAAGTAATGACAATACAGTGTCTGATCAAGAGCAATATCTTATTGGTATATTAAAATACGGTAATAATGCATTAGAAGTGCTAGGAATCAACGAGGGAGACCTTGTAGGTTACACGCCTAATGGAGAATATGACTTTGTCGTTGATGGCAAACGTCTTTATTGTATGAAATCAAATGATATTGTAATTAAGCATGAACGTCAAGGAAACGAAGAAGAATATAATCCACGCTGGGCACATAGCGGTTGAAGAATTAATTAAAGTAGCAAAAGAAGCTATTGTAGATTCTGATGACGATATATCTGCTGATAGATTAAAGAACGCTGCTGCAACTAAAAAGTTAGCTATATTTGATGCTTTTGAAATACTTAATCGTATTAAAGAAGAAGAAGATATGATTAATGAAAAACCAAAAGAAGAAGTTCAAGCTAAAGCTTTTGGAGGTTTTGCAGAAAGAAGATCTAAATAATGTACGAGCAAACTTTATATAAAGTAATTGATCACATAAAACCACATGTTATAAAAAGATTAAACAAATCTAAAAAGTGGGATTATGGTTATAATAAAGAACATGATGTTATTGTTATATCTAAAACTGGTCAAATAAGTGAGGTATATGAAATACAAAATCTTAAAATAGCATTACCAAAAGAAAACAATGTATTTACTGAAGCTGATAAATGGCAGACTCATGAATACCCTAAGGAGCTAAAAAAGATTAAAACAATATTTGATTGGAAACAATATCCAGAAGATTTTAAAGAAAAATGGTATGCATATATTGATAGAGAATTTGCTAGGCGCCACGAGGGCTATTGGTTCACTAATAAAGGTAAAGCTACTTATATTACTGGTACTCATTACATGTACCTGCAGTGGTCCAAGATTGATGTTGGGCAAGCAGATTTTAGGGAAGCAAACAGATTATTCTTTATATTCTGGGAAGCTTGTAAAGCGGATAAACGTTGTTACGGAATGTGCTACCTCAAAAACAGACGGTCTGGTTTTTCATTCATGGCATCAGGCGAAACTGTCAACCTTGCCACTATCTCTAGTGATGCTAGATACGGTGTCTTATCAAAGTCAGGGGCTGATGCGAAGAAAATGTTTACCGATAAAATTGTACCAATTTCCGTCAACTATCCTTTCTTCTTCAAACCGATTCAAGACGGTATGGATCGACCAAAAACAGAACTTGCATACAGAGTTCCTGCTAGTAGATTTACAAGACGTAAACTAGATAGTAACGAACAACTAGAAGAGTTAGAAGGATTAGATACAACTATTGACTGGAAAAATACAGGAGATAACAGTTATGATGGTGAAAAATTAAAACTACTTGTACACGATGAATCTGGTAAGTGGGAAAAACCTGACAACATATTAAACAACTGGAGGGTTACAAAAACCTGTTTGCGATTAGGTTCTAGAATTATAGGTAAATGTATGATGGGCTCAACGTCAAATGCTTTAGATAAAGGCGGTAGAAACTATAAAAAATTATATGATGA